GTGTAAATACTCCCCAACTATTATTACATTCATATGACAACATCACAGTATATGATGAGATTTGTGATATTGATGTACTAGGTAATACTATTACAATGGTTCCCTGGATTAATTCAGAAAACCAATTCAAGGTAATGAATCACCTAGAAAATACTAAATCAGAAGTGTTGATGGGTCATCTTGAAATCAATGGATTTGAAGCTCATCCAGGACATATGTTTGAGGGTGGTTTAGACAGGGACATATTTTCTAAGTTTAAACGAGTATTCTCTGGTCATTTCCATCACAAGTCAAGAAACGATAATATCTATTATCTTGGTAATCCATATGAAATGACTTGGAGTGATTACAACGAAGAAAGAGGTTTTCATCTATATGATTTAGATGCTAGAAAATTAAAATTCATTCGCAATCCATATCGGATGTTCAAGAAGTTTTATTATGATGATACTAAAAATGATTACACTAAAGTTGATCTAACTGAATACGCAGATAGCTATGTTAAAGTGATTGTAGAAGAAAAAAATGATCTATACACTTTCGATAAAGTAATTGAAAAGTTTTATACTCTTGGAGTTCATGATTTAAAAATTATTGAAGACACTCAGATTCTTTTAAATAAAAGTGATGATGAAATTTTAGAGCATGAAGATACTCTAACTACTTTGCAGAGATATATAGAAGATATGAAAAATAATTATGATAAATCTCAATTGAAATCTATCATAAAATCTATTTACTTAGAAGCTTCTGAAATTCAGTAATGTATATACTAACTCTCAAGGACAAAAAAGAAGAAGGAGCATATGCAGTAGAAACTTCTGATGGAAGTAAAGTTTTGCAAATGTTCGTTGACGAAGACGATGCTCTTCGTTATGTTGGTCTTCTTGAAGCTGATGGTTTTCCTGAAATGCAATTGGTTCAAATTGAAGAAGAGGATGCCGTTATCGCCTGTGAGAATTTTGGATATAATTACTGTGTAATAACACCTGACGATTTTGTAATTCCTCCTGATACTGTTTCTTATGATTTTATTTAAGTCTGTAACGTACTCAAATTTTCTTGCTGTAGGGAATACTCCCACTATTATCAATTTAAATGATACCAACACAACTTTAATCATTGGAACCAATGGTGCTGGTAAGAGTACTGTAATTGAAGCTATTGTATTTGCTCTTTTTAATAAATCTTTTCGCAAGGTAAATAAAAATCAGCTTATCAATTCAATTAACGAGAAAGATTGTAAAGTAGAAATTGAGTTTAGTATTGGTTCTAAAGAGTACAAAATTATACGAGGTTTGAAACCAAATATTTTTGAAATTTGGATTGATGGTAAAATCTTGGATCAGGTAGCTGCCGCATCAGATCAACAGAAGTATCTGGAACAAAATATCCTAAAACTAAATTACAAATCTTTCACTCAGATTGTAATCTTGGGATCCAGTACATTTGTGCCATTCATGCAACTTCCTGCAGCACATAGAAGAGAAGTTATTGAAGATCTCCTGGATATTCGTATATTCTCTACAATGAATGTAATCTTAAAGGACAGGATTAAAACTAATAACGATAACATAAAAACTTTTGAAACTGAAATTGACTTTCTAAAAGAAAAAGTCAAAATGCAAAAAGATCATATTGATTATATTGCAGGTCAGTCTCAAAAAAGTATTGACGAAAAAAATCAGCAGATACTAGATTACGAAAAACAAATTAAGGAATGTAATGAGCAGTATGATAAATTGTGTTTGCAACTAGCTGACAAGAATGATGAACTTGCACAGCTCCCCAAAGTAAACATTAAAGAACTAGACAAATATAAAACCAAATTCTCTACCAAACTAACTGATCATAAAAGCAACATAAACTTTTATAATGATAATGATGTTTGTCCAACCTGCCATCAAGATTTAACTGAGGAAGTAAAAGAAACTCATATTTCAAAGTGTAATACAGAAATTACTAAATTGGAATCTGCTATTTCTGAAGTAGAAACTGAGATTGAAAAAGCACAAGAAATCATTGAACAGTCACAGAAAATTCTAAATGATATTAATGATTTAAATATTAAAATTGCATCACAAAATTATAACTGCAAAAGTTTAACTAAATTCATTGATTCGTTGAAGGAAGAAATCGAAAAGATCTCTGAGTCAGATAAGGATATTGCCATCGAAAAGCAAAAGTTAACCACACTAGCTTCAGAGGGTGTTACACTGAAGAAGCAAGTTGACAAGATGAAAGCTAACAAGACTTACTATGAAATTGTATCTACGTTACTAAAAGACACTGGAATCAAATCAAAGATCATTAAAAAATATTTGCCAGTGATGAACCAACTCATCAACAAATATCTCCAACTAATGGACTTTTATGTTAACTTTAACTTGGATGAAAACTTTGAGGAAACTATCAAATCTAGATTCCGTGATGAATTCAGTTATAGCTCATTCTCCGAAGGAGAAAAAATGAGAATTGATTTATCTCTAATGTTCACTTGGAGATCGGTTGCCAAACTTAAGAACTCTGCAAGTACAAATTTACTAATACTTGATGAGGTATTTGATAGTTCACTTGATACCGCAGGTACTGAAGATTTTCTAAAAATTATCCGTGGTATAGATAGCGATACAAATGTATTTGTAATATCTCACAAAGGAGATGTACTACACGATAAGTTTGAAAAAGTACTTCAGTTTGAAAAAGTCAAGAACTTTAGTAAGGTAAGAGAAGTATAAGTAATCCTTATGGCTCAACCCATTGACAAGATGGGTTGGGCTTGTTAGTATGAGTGCAACGAACTGAGGCACCCATGTCTAACATTCAACAGTCCAAGAGTATTCTTGCTAAACTTTTGGCAACAGAAAATCTTACTGTAGAGCATCGTTCTGTTTCAACTGCAAGTTTTGATACTCACAATCGTGTCTTGACTCTTCCTATTTGGGAAGGAGTATCTTCGGATATCTATGATCTTCTGGTTGGGCACGAAGTGGGACATGCATTGTATACTCCAGATCTCTTTGGTAGTGATATCAATCTTCCCCAAGGATATCTAAATGTGATCGAAGATGCTCGCATTGAAAAGTTGATGAAGCGTAAATATCCTGGTCTTGCTCGTTCTTTTTATCGTGGATACTCTGAACTGAATGGTAAGGACTTTTTTGAGCTTGGTGATATTAATGTCAATGAGTTGAAGTTTATTGATCGTATTAATCTATACTTCAAACTAGGTAATCTAGGTGGAGTATTCATTAATTTTTCCCCAGAAGAAAAGGTCATCATTCAAAAAGTTTCTGATGCAGAGACATTTGATGATGTAATTGCAATTGTTCAAGAACTTGTTGATTATGTCAAAGAAGAAATGCAACAGCAGGTAAGTGCTGGAAGTTCTTTTGAAGGTGAGTTTGATGGAGAAGTAGAGCAATTTGATTTTGATCAAAATTCTACCCCAGAAAGCTCCACACAAAGTCAAAGTAAATCCGAGCAAACTGCTGGAGTAAATTCTGATAATAAAGAAAATACAACACCAGAAACTGCACCTGCTGGATCAGATACTAAGGATGGTGACGATATAGATCTTACTTCTGACACAGATAATTCGTGGACCAAGAATCAGCAGCAGCTTGTCTCTAATCAAAATAAGAATTATATCTATCTAACTCCTCCAGAGGTTGATATTGATAATCATGTTATTCCATGGAAAGATTTTGCAGTAGATCTGCCCAAGATTTTTAGCACAATTATTTCCGATGCATATACATCTGGATATCGCAACAAAAGTTTTTATGAAACTCTGTTTAACAAGGCAGAGAATACATACAAGACTTACAAAGATGAATCGAAGAAATCTGTATCATATTTGATCAAAGAGTTTGAAATGAAGAAGCGAGCAACAGAATATAATCGTTCTGCTGTTGCTGGAACTGGAATTCTTGATACAAACAAGATGTATTCCTATAAGTGGAATGATGATATTTTCAAGAAAGTTACAGTTGTTCCCAAGGGGAAATCTCATGGACTTATCATGTATATTGATTGGTCTGGATCTATGCAAGGTAGTCTTGTTGGCACAATTAAGCAATTGTTTAATCTGATTCAATTCTGCAAAAAAGTTCAAGTTCCCTTTGAAGTCTATTCTTTCAACGATAGGAATGTTGCTAAAAATTATGCTCAACTTTCTAGGAAAGGATCTACCAAAATTCTCCCCGATCAGATCTACATTCTGGATGATTTCCTTCTTGTTAATTTCTTGAGTAGCACTATGAATGCCGCTCAACTAGAAACTCAGATGAAAAACATCTGGAAACTAGCCACTGCACTGGATATGCAAGCATATTTGCCATCCGAGTATGGGCATTATGATCTAGGTAGCACACCTCTGAATGAATGTATCCTTGCAGCTATTCAAGTATACAATAAGTTTAAGAAAACATGTAAGGTAGATAAGGTCAATACTGTATTCCTTACAGATGGAGAATCCAATTCTATTTCATTCAATCGCCCTTCATATTCTAAAACTAATATCATTCATGCTGGTTGGTTATCACCAGATGACACCCTGTGTCTCCAGGATAAGAAGAATAAAATTACACTGATGAATATTAATGCCAACGGTGGAATGGGAGTTACTTCTTCTATGATTGAATATTATCGCTTGGTTACTGGATCTAATGCAGTAGGGTTTAGGCTAATTGACTACTATGGTGCTAAGTCTTTCCTGGCTCGATATCTCAGCGATGAATATTCTTCATGGAGTGATGTATCTTCTGAGTGGAGTAAGACTAGATCTTTCACTTCAACTTCACTTGGATATAACGAGTTGTATTTTATTGATAATCCATCTAGATCATCTAGTTCTACTCCTGAACCAGAAACAACAAATGTTATTACGTCATTCAAAAAACTTATGGCCAAAAAAGCATTCAATAAAATCATCTTATCTAAATTCATCGAGCAAATCGCTTGACTTCTCCCTCCCTTTGCCCTATACTACTTTCATACCGACAAGGTTCTTTCACTATGACTCAAATGACTGACCATCTGATCCAAAATCTTTCTGCTGTTTACGGTGAAACTGTTACTCGCCAACAACTAATCGAATACGCTGCAAACTCAAACACTTCTCTTGCAGCCATTTGCAAGAGTCTTGAACCTCATAAAACTGGACGAGGAATTTGGAATTTGACTGTTATTGAACAACTTGAGAAAACTTTTAATACTATGTCTGCAACTCCTGCGGTAAGTTTCATTCCAGCTAAAGATAAAAATTATGTTTCATTTGGCAACTTCTCTGATGTCAAGCGTGTAATTAAGTCTGGAATGTTTTACCCTGTCTTCATCACTGGTCTTTCTGGTAACGGTAAGACTGTTAGTGTGGAGCAAGCTTGTGCTCAACTGAAGCGTGAATTGATTCGGGTCAACATTACCATTGAGACTGATGAAGATGATCTACTTGGCGGCTTCCGTCTAGTCGATGGTGAGACTGTATGGCACGATGGTCCTGTAGTTAATGCTCTCAAGCGTGGTGCTATTCTCCTACTCGATGAGATCGACCTTGCTAGCAACAAGATCATGTGTCTGCAGTCTGTCCTAGAGGGCAAGGGAGTCTTCCTGAAGAAGATCAACCAGTATGTTACTCCCGCTCCTGGGTTCAATGTAATTGCTACTGCAAACACCAAAGGTAAGGGTTCTGATGATGGTCGCTTCATTGGCACCAATGTTATGAATGAAGCTTTCCTTGAGCGATTCCCTATCACCTTTGAGCAACCATATCCTTCGATGACAACTGAGAAGAAGATTCTCATGAACCTCATGAAGTCATTTGAAGTTGTAGATGAAGAGTTTGTTGATAAGCTAATTGTTTGGGCAGACAATATCCGTAAGACTTTTTACGATGGGGGCGTTGATGAAATTATCACAACTCGTCGTCTAGTTCACATTGTTCAGTCATTTGCAATTTTCAAGAATCGCAAAAAGGCTATCAATGTATGCATCAATCGTTTTGATGACGACACCAAAAATTCTTTCCTGGATCTTTACAAAAATATTGATGCCTCTGTAACTGAGATTACTGATGAGCCTGCTCAGGAAGAAGAATCTGAGGTACTTGACACGGCAGTTTGATTGGTGTATACTAGGGGAGTATTCTCCCCATTTTTATTTGGAGATTTAATTATGCAATGGAAGTACAATGAGGAAAAGATCCTCAAAGACATTGAAGAGTATGTAGTCAGCACCTATCATGGTCACTATTGCGGTGATGAAGATGGCTACAATGATATTCAAACAATTGATCTGATGGCAGCCAAGGGTCTTGCTGCTCCATTCTGCCAAGCAAACATCCTTAAGTATGGCAGCCGTTATGGCGACAAGGATGGGCTCAACAAGCGAGACCTTCTCAAAGTTATTCATTACGCCATGCTGCTTCTTCACTTTGACAACCACTATTCTCGCACTCAAAACGGTCTTCAGGAATTTAAATGAGTATGAAAATCTCTAATGAAACTTTGAATGTTCTTAAAAACTTTTCCACTATCAATTCTTCTTTAGTAGTAAAAGCTGGTAGTGTAATTCGTACAGTATCTCCAGTTAAAAATATTTTAGCGGAGTATGTATGCAAAGAAGTTTTTGAACAAGACTTTGCTCTATATGATCTAAATGAATTTCTAGGAGGTTTGTATCTATTTAAAGACGCTGAATTTGTATTTGATAATTCTAGCTATCTAACTATCAAAAGTGGTCGTTCTAAAGTAAAATACTTTTTCTCTGATCCTAGTTTGATTACTAGTCCTTCAGACAAGCAAATTCCTATGGATGGTGAGAATGTTGAGTTTGAGCTTGGGGAAGAAGTTCTATCATCACTCCTGAAAGCAGCAAATGTATATCAGCTCAAGGACTTGTCATTGATTAGCGAGGATGGGGAAATCAATCTTGTGGTTCGTAACAAAGACAACGATACATCCAACAGTTTTTCAGCTAAAGTAGGTGAGACGGACAAAGAGTTTGCGTTTAACTTTAAGATTGAAAATATCAAGATTATTCCTGATGTATATAAAGTTCTAGTTTCACCACGTAATATCTCTCAATTTATCAGCACTAAGTATAACTTGCAATATTGGATTGCACTTGAACCAGATTCCACTTTTGGAGGTTGATTGAATGATTGGTAATGATTTTTTGTGGGTTGAGCAGTATAGACCACAAAAAGTAAGTGATTGTATTCTTCCAAAAGATATTAAGAATACTTTTCAAAATTTTGTAGAACGGGGAGAAATCCCCAATCTACTTCTTTGTGGACCACCAGGAATTGGAAAAACCACAATTGCTAAAGCATTATGTAATGAACTAGGAGTAGATTATTATGTCATCAACGGATCTGACGAAGGACGATTTCTGGACACGGTACGGAACCAAGCAAAGAACTTTGCTTCGACCCTATCACTTCAAGCAACTGGTAAACACAAAGTCATCATTATTGATGAGGCAGATAACACAACCAACGACGTTCAACTCCTCCTACGGGCTAATATTGAGACGTTTCATAACAACTGTAGGTTTATTTTCACCTGCAACTACAAAAACAAAATTATCGAACCTCTACAATCAAGGTGTGCAGTATTCGACTTCAATATCTCAGGTAAAGACAAGCAGAAAATTGCAGCACAATTCTTCCAGCGTGTCAGGTTTGTACTTGAGGAGCAGGGTATCGAATATGATCCAAAGGTTGTTGCAGAAGTAATTAATAAATTCTTTCCAGATTGGCGTAGAGTCCTGAATGAACTTCAGAAGTATTCTGCAGGGGGGATCATTGATACTGGTGTTCTAGCATCTGTATCAGATGTAAATTTAAAGAACCTTGTACAATCTATGAAAGAAAAGAACTTTTCTAGTGTTCGTAAATGGGTTGTTGAAAATTTAGATAATGATGTGAATGTTATTATTCGTAAGATTTATACCACCATGTATGAATCATTAGAGCCACAATCAGTACCACAAGCTGTATTGATTTTTGCTAAATACCAATATCAAGCTGCCTTCGTTGCAGATCAAGAGATCAATACTTTGGCTTGCTTTACTGAACTGATGTGTGATTGTAAATTCAAATGAATGTAAAACTGATTCGTATGTCCTCTGGTGAGGATCTAATTACTAACTTGGTTAGTGAGACTGAAGACACTATTGTTATTGAGAATGCGATTGTTGGAGTTCCAACTGGACAAGGAACACTTGGATTTGCTCCATGGTCTCCAATGATTAGCAAGGCACAAACTGAAATCACAGTAGATAAAAAGTTTGTGGTATATATTGCTGAGGCAGATGAAAGTATTGTAGATCAATACACTCAAATGTATAGCAATATTATTACTCCAGATAAGAAAATTATTGTGTGATTGTGTGACTGAACTCAAAGATTATTTAAACTCCATCAATATTTCCAAAGAAAACTTGATGGATCAAGATCCAGAATGCGAAAGCCAATATCCTCCATACGTTGTCAATCGTTGCTATTCTGGATTTATAGATACTATACTTCTTGCAAATGAGATGAATTTGAATTCTCATATTGACAAGAAGTTACAATATGATTTTTATATAAATATTATCAGACCAAAGAAACGGTTCTCTCCCTGGCTAAGGAAAGAGAAACTAGATTCTCTGGATTGCATAAAACAATATTATGGTTATAGTGATGAAAAAGCTAAAGTTGCTTTAAAGCTATTAACACAACAACAACTTGAATTTATAAAAGCTAAATTGAATCGTGGAGGAAAACATGAACGCTGATAGTGAAGTGAGTTGGTCACCAGAACAAATGGTTGAAGTAACTCTGAACGAACCAGATGATTTTTTAAAAGTCAGAGAAACTCTAACTCGTATTGGGGTTGCATCAAGAAAAGAAAAAAAGCTATATCAATCTTGCCATATTCTACATAAGCAGGGTAGATATTATATCGTACACTTTAAAGAGTTGTTTGCTCTAGATGGCAAACGAGCTAATCTATTTTTAAACGATGTTCAGCGTAAGAATAGAATTGCTCAATTGCTTCAAGATTGGGGTTTGGTCAAAATTGTAAATGCTGATCAGGTTGCAGACGCAGCACCACTCAGTCAAATTAAGGTTTTATCATTTAAAGATAAACCTGAGTGGACACTAGAATCTAAATACAATATTGGAAAAAAGAAACAAGCTGAATAAAACAAAAGGGGGCATATAGCCCCCTTTATATTATCTAAGAGTTGCAATATAGTATTGTGCTGTTTGCAACTTTTTTTGCTTTATAATTTGCTTTCGGATAACATTCAACCAATTCATTTTGCTACCTCCTGGTTTTGGCAAGGACGGTATGGGGTGCCACGGTATACATTTTGTGGATGACTTGGTGCATGGGTAGCTGAATACCATTTCTGATATTCTTGCTTGGGGGTGTCAGTATTATACTTACATCCTCTATAAGTTGCGATTGACATAGGGATTCTCCTTAGTGGTTTAGGTTAAAGAGCGTTCCTTCAGTCGGCTTTT